GCTCCAAGTAAATGCACCACCACCAGTTTGCGAAAAATAAGAAGCATAATTGGTTGTTATGTACTTATTATTTGTGCCATCATAATAAAAATTAGATGACATATAAATATCATTACCAGAAGCTCCAGCCCAAAATGCACCAGCACGACCGATTTGAATTGCTTTGTAGCTTGTTGTCCAAGCACTAGGAGTAACTCCTAATCCTAAGTTACCAGAAGTATCCAAACGCATTTGTTGGCTACCGTTTGTGTAGAACGATAAAGGCAAGTAAGTGCCTGTACCATTGATGCCTGATACCAACTGAACATCTGTAGATCCATTTGTGGCAATTAAAATCTTAGATGCGTTTGTAGGGTCTGAATTGTTTGTTGCCTGCCAAGAGGCTGCAGTTGAAGTCCCATTTGGCAACGCATAAATACCAGTTGTGCCATTTGACGTTCCAGTCTGAAATGCTGTTCTGCTAGAAAACGTGGCATTTGAGAAGTCTCCTTGAAATCTAGCACTTACACCTGCATTACCAAGAGTAAGTGTTGTTCCATTGAATGTCAGATTAGCACTTGATTGATATGCACTAGTACCATTTCCATAAGGCACATAGTTAGCAGTCAAGGAAGTCAATCCTGTACCACCATTTGATACATTCAGAGTACCAGATAGAGTAATGGCACCTGTTGTTGTTGTACTTGGTGTAAATCCAGTAGTTCCTGCACTAAAACTAGTTACGCCAGAATTGTTGATCGTGATGGCAGAAGAACCGTTATAAGTTGTGCCTGAGCTATAAGATATACCAGTTCCAGCAGTCAAAGAATTAGTTACTGATCCTGCTGTTCCTGCTGTTGCCGCATTCAAGTTTGCTACCTGCGTAGTGCTTGACACAACAAAAGGAGCCGTTCCTGTTGATACAGTTGAAGTAATCTGTCCTGATGCAGAAACTGTAGTGAATGCTCCAGTTGTTGGAGTTGTTGCACCAACAGTACCATTGATATTGATCGATGCAGTTCCAGTTAAATTTGTAACAGTACCACTTGATGGTGTTCCAAGTGCTCCACCGTTGACTACAAAAGCACCTGCTGACCCTGTGTTGACTGCTAAAGCGGTCGCAACTCCAGTGCCTAGACCACTTACGCCAGTGGAAATTGGCAATCCTGTAGCGTTTGTAAGCGTTCCAGAGCTTGGTGTGCCCAAAGCTCCACCATTTACAACAAAAGAACCTGAAGAACCTGTATTAACAGCTAATGCCGTAGCTACACCAGTTCCTAAACCACTAACTCCAGTAGAAATAGGTAAACCAGTAGCATTGGTCAAAGTACCAGATGATGGAGTTCCTAATGCACCACCATTGACTACAAAAGCTCCAGCAGATCCAGTATTTACACCTAAAGCCGTAACTACGCCTGTACCAGTTGTTATTGTGCTAGGTGCATTTCCTGCACCACCACCAATCATCAAGGCATTTGCAGACAATACAGCACTTGATGCCCATGTGCTTGCCGAACTAAAGTAAACAATACCGCCAGAAGTTCCCGCAACAGTCAAAGCAGGCGTTGTGGTTGCAGTTGCAACTGAGATCAATCCACCAGTAAATGAAACCGATGTCACTGTGCCACTACCACTGGTGGCTGATAGAGTACCAGTGCTAAAAGAAAGCCCAGAACCTATTGTGACATTGCTAAAACCACCACTACCATTACCATAAAGAATTGATGTTCCACTTGTAGCTGGGGCGTAATCGGTGCCAGAGACTGCGGCCGATATCGCAGTGCCATTACCCTTCAAAACCCCAGTAACCGTTGTAGAAAGCGTTATGGCAGGTGAAACATTTGGATTTGCAACCGTTCCTGCAAAACCATTTGCACTAACAACAGATACTGTCGTAACGGTTCCAGCTCCACTTACTGTAGTCCAGATTGGAGGAGATGAACCTTGGCTTGTCAATAATTGACCAGTAACACCAACTGAAGAAACGCCATAAGCAGTGCCAGTTCCATAAATAACAGAACCTGCAGTTGGAGAACTAGATGAGTTTGTACCACCATAGGCTGTACTTAAAGTACCACTACTTATTGCACTTGCAGAAATAGATACTGAGTTATTGGTAACGCTTGTTATTTGACCATATGCGTTAGTTGTAATTTGTGGAATGGTTGAAGCAGAACCATAAGTACCAGCAGTACCAACTGTAGCCAAAGACAACGTACCTGTTGTAGTAATTGGACCACCAGTCAAACCAGCACCAGAATTAATATTGGTTACAGTACCTGTATTAAGTGTATTACTTGAAGCTGAAGTAATACGACCATAGGCATCGACAGTTATGGTTGGAGCTGTATAAGTTCCTGCAGTTACAGCAGTTGTAACCAATGAAAATGTAGGCGTTCCACTTACGCCATTTGCATTAGCAATAGCAATTTGTCCTGAAGTGCCTTGCAATGTTTGTGTTGCAAAGGTAGAACCATTGAGAATTACTAACCCTGTGCCACTTAGGGCGGCAATCGTTGCTAAAGTTCCTGTTACAGAAATAGTAGGGTTTCCACTTATTCCATTACCATTGGTAATTTGTAATCCAGTTCCAGAAACAGAAATAGTTCTATTAACAACTGTTCCAGAACTTGTTTTAGAAATCATTCCAAAACCTGCAGACTCAAGAGATCCAGATGTTCCGTTTAATGAAATTTGATAGCTGTTTCCTGCACCATTGTCAGTCAAACCAAGACCTGTTCCTGTAGCCAAGTAGCGACTAGAACCCAACGCAGGAGTTGCATTTACAGTTACAAAACTGTATGTGCTAAGGTTTGATGTGGCTTGAATTTGACCAGTCGTGGTTTGAACTGTATTCCCATTTTGAACAACAGGAACCAATTCAGTGCCTGTCAAGGCACCAGCTACGGGTAATTGTGCAATGGTTACATTTGCCATGATTATGGGTTCTCAGGTGGACTTGGACTCAAGGTGTCAAGGTTGCCATTGTCAGAAGGGGTCTGTGTGTTTGGCGTTGGTGACAGATCCAATTGTACAGAACCTGTGGTCTGTATTGCATCTGGTATTACGTCAATATTTTCGTCTGGCCTTGGGAATCTGATGTTGATGCGTTCGGTCTTACGGGCGGCGAGCCTGTAGGGGTCCTTCTCATCTTTACAGCCTTGGGCACAGACACGCAACCCGGGGAAGTTAAAGTCCATGCTCATCTCAGCATGAGGCCTCTTCATCTTGCACCTATCGCATATCGCAATCGATATGGTAGACATCCCACGAGTATCAAGGAATAAGGGCATTATTACCTCGTGTAAACGCTAATGTTTGGGCTGAAGTATTCAGGTGACTTGTCTCTTTCCTCTTGCTCAACGTCATAGAGGAACTTGTCAGCCATTTTTTCAAGATAAGCTATGCGAGTTGGGTCTACTTGAGGCAACTCCAAGCTCATTCTGTGAGCTAACATGAAAATAGTAGCTTCATACCACCTTTGTGGAATGGCTAACTGCTGTTGAAGCGTTCCAACATCCTCAATCTGAGCTGAATACCAGACAGTCATCTGCACAAAAGACGTATTTGGCACAGGCCAAAGCGTCATGGTAGGCTGATTGATGGTTCTTTGGAAATAATATTGAAAAGGCTGGTTAGCAGTGAAGTTTTTGTTAGGCAAATTGGTGTAATCGTCCCTGTTTAGACGAGACATCTCGATTTCACGAGAGTTATTGCCCAAATACCACTCTCTAAGAGCCAAAGTGGTGTTATTGAAGGCTTGGATGCGATAGAACTCCACGTTGAACCCGGGGTCCACATCTTGCCAAATCCACTGCCCATCACTCACAGTCACATTTGTAGCTGTGTATATGGTTGACCAGTTCGTGTTGTCGCTCGAAGCCTGCAAATAGTAGCTCCAAGTCTGCGTTCCACCATTCGCAACATAGGGCATGATACCTATCGAACCTATGTACTGAGGGTTTGTAGACCCATAATCCACCTCAAAATAGCCATTTGCGCTAGTTTGTTGTGCATAAGTGTTTACATTGTTATCGTATAGATAGGAAACGTTTCCACCAGCACTAGAGGAATAGTTACCACTAGGTTGTGCCATTTGGCGATACAAGACGTTCAGAGCATCATTGGCACCCAAGGGTAGCTGATACTCGTATTGGTTGGCGTTAAGGCCTATAACAACCTTTTGGACAGCAAAATACTGTATGCCACGGTTGATCATGTTGGAGAGGAGAAAGTACAGGTTCTCAAGGGCCGCCTGTTGCTGTTCGCTCGTTGTCTCTTCAGCCAACTTCCCACACCTACGCACAGCGTGGTCAATGACCGTCTGCGTGTTAATAACTGTTGTGCTTACGGTTCCTGAGAAAGCCATGTTTTTTCCTTACCAACCGGGGCAATTCCAGCGCTTTAAAGATGCTTTTGCTCTTGGCGCATCTCCACTTGAATGCTTAACAACACCGCTCATGCGGGCACAAAATGAATCTTTTCTTGAGCCACCTTGAGGCTGTGGAGCCTTCAAATGGCTACCAGTCTCACGGTTGTACTTAGCTCTACCTTTAGCAGTCAGTCCAGCTCCCTTGTCTGTCGATAGTTTTTCACCACGACTGACAGCCAAGTTGACCCCACCACCTTCTTTTTTCTTTGCAGTTTTAGCTGACTCAATAAAGGCTTCCTTGGTTGGGGCACCCTTAGATCCGACATGACGCATTTTTTCGCCTGATCCATGGGCTATCCTATCTTGTTTAGCATGGATATTGGCATACAAACCACCTTTTGCCATTTTCTTCCCCTCGTCAGCTTTGACAAACTCTTTGCCAACCTTTTGAGGAACGCCACCAAACCCACCCTTTGTGTGGGCTGCGGCCTCCATCAGTCGATGTTGAGCTGGTGACTTGCTAGGCATTATGTACCTACGCCAGTGACGCTGTTGTTAGCTTGAATCAATTTTCCATTAACAACCAAACCTGCACCAATAGTTCCTGTACTTGCCTTCAATTGGAATTGAAGATCAGTTTTTTGGGTGTATTTAAAAGGATTTGGTCTTGTAATTGTGAAAATTGAAACAAAAGGTTGTTGCAACACACTCAAAGTTACACCAGTCACATTATTTGTGGCTTGCACGTTGTAAGTTACGATAACACTACTTGTATAACTATTGCTTGTATTTATCTCAACTTGATCTAAATAAAATTCATAATTTGCAGGTACGCTGTACCAAGCATTTTGAGATTTACCAATACCTACATTGATTTGACCGTAAGTTGTTGTGCTTACTTTGATTGTAATTTGACCAACATTTGTTGTTTGACCAGATGCTGGGGTTGCCAAAAACAAATTGTTGATCCTCAAATAACTATTCACTGTGGTTGTGCCACCTGTTGCAATAGTTACTGTTTCTGAAATTTGGTTCCAGTTTGCATCTAATCCAACTACAAGCACTGTAGCTCCATTATCAGTAGAAGAATTACTTGCCACTGTCATGGTTGATGCTGATGCTGGGAAAGCATATGCTGAAGCATTTTCCCAAACTGCAATTGATGTGGTACCAATCGAAGGCTGATACCCAAAAATACTGACTGTGCTGTGGCCTGCAATTTGACCACGAGCTACTTGAAGATCAAATGGCTCATACGCACCTGCTCTAGTGATTGACGCAGTAATTCCATTACTCATGATGTTTCCTTAAAGAGTGGGAGCCTAAGCCCCCACCTTATTTAACGCTTGATACTGCCACCACGTTTTTTCTGTGTAGGTGTAACAGAAATCTGTTTAACAGTCTTTGTTACGCTTCCAGCAGGTGGTGTAGGACTGCCCATACCAATAGCTGATTTGACCATGCTATAGCCCTTTCTCAAGGGATCTAGAATCATGTTTCTCATAGCTAAGTTATCAGCAGTGTCCTGCTTTGCTACAGAGTCATAGCCACCACGAGACAGATCGTTTTCATCTGTCCCGTCAGCAAACTTTTTTACTCTGCCACCTTTCTTAAAAGTGCCAGACAGCTCATTGATGTGAACTGGTCTGGAAGCAGGCTTGTGAGCTTGGGGCATTACCACGGCAGAACCCTGTTTGTTAACAGTGCCCCCCGTGGCGAAGTGCTTTTTTACGGCATGACCTCCACGCTTGTATCCACCAGCATTGGCTTCTTTCACTTCACCAGTCTTGGTGTGTGTTTTGCCTTTTGGTGTGCCTTCTACGTTGTCAACAGCATAGTGCATTTCATTGCCCTCGATGGTGCCACCTTTGGCATAGTGATGTTTACCACCATGCTTGTGATGAGCCTTACCACCGTGTTTGAAGCCACCAGCATTAGCCATTGCAACGCCACCAGTACCATGTGCTGAATCGTGATGCTCACCATCTTCCATCATGGTGTTTTCATAACGATCTGCAACATTGTCTGATACGGTTCCACCAATAGCGTACTTACCACCCTTGCACATGGCTTTGTGGTGCTCCATCATCTTTTTGTGATGAGCAGAACCACCTTCTTTGTGCATTTTGGCATGGTGTTTCATCATGGCTTTATGGTGTTCCATCGAACCCTCAGGGTGACCTGATTTGTGATGTACTTTTCCACCATGAGCGTGGTGAACCTTGCCACCATGCTTGTAACCACCTGCATTGCCTTCTTTGACAGCACCAGTACCATGTACTTTGTCACGCTTGGCTTCATGCATTTCGGTTTGAACATAAGGCTTCTCATCGTTTTCGATGGTAGTTTTGGTTTCAAACTTGTCTAAAGCTTTAGCCATACCATCGCCAACTTTTCCACCTTTAGCAAACTTGTGGTGAGCTTTACCACCATGCTTGAGTGTCAAGTGTGTGCCTTTACCACCTTTGTGCTCTTGAGCATCATGCTCCTTAAAAGCCTTTTTGATCATGGCCTTATCTTGAGCAATGTCTCCACCCTCAGCGTGGTGCTTGGCTTTTCCACCCTTCTTCATCATAGGTGTAGCCATGCCAGCCATAGCTTTTCTACGCATAGCCATTGAAGGCTTCATAGGTGCTCTACCAGCCAAAGCAGGAGGCAAGCCACGAGCAACAGGAGCTACTGACATACCTGCCATGCCACCATCAAGATGGTGTTCCATGGTCTTGTGACCATGTTCTTCCTTCTTGTGCTTCATGGAGACATGACCACCTTTTTTAAACTTCAGAATAACTGAAGGCTCATCCGTCATCATTTTAGGCATTTGGCTGAAGCCACCTGCACTTTTCATTGATTTAGCCATGGTTTATTTCTCCTTAGGCTTGTGTAACACCTAATGCACCTGTACGGGTAGCATTGGGACCAACAGCGATGCCGGGCAGGGCAATAGTCATCACTAAACGCTTTACGCCATCTGATGATGATGTAGGTACGAATGTTCCACGAACATCCCCTGTTGTTGAGGTTGCAGGATTTGTCATATCTGCTGGAACAAATGTACCTGCGTTTTGCAACAGTGTATTGTTCCAACCAACCTTGACAATATACCCAGCATCAAAACAACGTACTGGCAAACCCAATATATCTGTTGTACCTATGGTGATTGTTGTGCCTGTAGCACCTGCGATTGTTGCTGAAGTGATTTGATAAAAGGCTTTTTTACCATTTACAGCAGTGCTGACAGAAGAGCTACTTGTAATAGACTCTGACATGGCTTGACCATAGTAGTCAAAACCACTGATAAGCACAGCACGAGGGGCGGCGCCCAGCGTGTATGTCAAACCAGTTGGCGTACCTGCTGTAGTCACCACTGCACCACCTGCAGTCGTAGTCAACGTAGCAGTTGTCGTAGTTACAGCAGACAAAATGTAAGTTGTAGGATTGGTATAACCAGTGATTGATCCAGTACCACCCAAAGCACCACTAATAGTCAAATATTGACCTGTGTATACGTTTGCATTAGAGGTAAAAGATATTTGTCCACCAGTACCAGTGATTGCAACTCCAGCCAAAGTTGTACTAGTTGCAGTACCAGTCACAACTTGCAAAGCACGAGGTGTGTTCAACTGAATTACTGATGTACCATCTGGACGAACAATTGACTTGGCTGAAGTGCCAGCAGTCAATGTTAAAGCACCAGATGCTGTTGGCGTTTGGGATGTGGCAATGTTGGCGGCCTGCAACGTCTGGGGCACGCAATCCCAAATATATACACGACCAAGAGGACCAACACCCAAATCCATGGGAGAAGGGTCACCCAAATATGCATCACCTGAAGAGGTAATTGTGATTGAACCAGTTGCACTTGAGGATGCACTGAGCGTGTAAGTACCAGCACCACCAGAACCTGACACAAAAGCAGTAATGTAAGAACCAGTAGTGATACCTGTTCCACTTACATATTGTCCCAAAGTCAATGGCTCACCACTCTGAAGAGCAGTAATGGTCATTGTTGTGCCAGTAACAGAACCAGTATAAATACCTTCTGTCTGGCTGAGATCCAGACCCATGTACGTCTGGGCTGGGCCTAAAAATAAATCGTCTGAAAATTGAGGCATTTTGATCTTCTCCTTGAAAAGCTTGATCAGATTTAAAAAAGGGGAGAGGTTTTAGCCCCTCCCCATGCAGGCGTTTTAGACCCCGGGCGTTCCGTACAGAGCACGAGGATCAGTCCAGTTAGGAATGTATCGCTCAGTCGCTTTGTAGCGCATAGAGTCAGTCTCGAAGTCACCTTCCATGGTTTTCTCCAAACGTCTACGCATCATGAGTTTCATACCCTCAGGAGCGTCAGTTTGAACCCACCATGCAGTAGCTGATGTCAAACGTGACAGGACTGCGGCACCCTCGTCCAACAAACCAATTGACTTAACAGGGTTCAAGTCATTGTTTGCTGTACCAGTACGCAATACTGATTTCAACAATACTTCAGCTTGGAAGATGTTGCCGGGGGCCACCACCAATTGGCGAGGCACCAAACGAATCTTCTTACCATTGTTGTCCACAGCTTGACGGATTTGAATCAACATCTGTTCGAGAGATGTCTGAGACAAGTTAGCCGCTGTTGCCAACTGGTTGCTGAATGTACCATTCACGATTGGGTGAGCAGTGTTGATCAACGACACGCCATCACCACCCAAATAAGAACTATTGAAAGCTCTGTTCAAAATGTTTGCACAGAGGGTTTCTTTAGTCTCAATGAGTGATTGAGCGAGGTGACGAGCATACACTTGACCAATACGGATATGGTCACCGTCTTCAACCAACACTTTAGTCAACGCAAAGGCAAGGCCATAGACGTTGTAGATATAGCGCTGGAGGAAGAGTACACCACCTTGTTGGTAGCTGACAGGAGTACCGTCAGGCAACTGGGGCGCGGCTCCAAATCCATAAAGGACTGGCTCTTCGTGGTAGTTACGGGGAATGCCCTCTTGTTCACGGAAAACACGAGACCATTCATCTTCACGGAGGTCATAAACTCCATCAAAACATTCATTAAGAATAGGTTCAACGATGGATCTAAAGTCCGTACTTCGCATTGGTGCGGCCATGGTTTATGCCTCCTTATGCAATAGCAGTTACAGAACCGAAGAACTGTGACTGTGAGTTAACTACACGCACTACCGTGTAAGAATCACCCCATGCATTGTCTGCATAGGGGGCCAAATCAACAACACGCATCTGACCTTGGCCTGTGTTACCTTGGGCTGTCGATGCACCCAATGTGCACTGTGACAAACCTGTGGTAGTAGAACCAGCAGTCAAGTTAGTGAAGTTGTACTCATTACCAATAGTGGTTTGAGCCATAGAACCGTCAGCTTGGATTTCATAAACAATGTTGTTGTCGTTGTAGAAGTAAGCCACGATTTGTGTACCAGTGGTACTGGCAGGCCAATTGTTAGACACTCTGCGTCTACCAGTTGTGTCTGTCCACTCAACACCATCAAAAGCACCAGACCATGAATCAGAGGTAGCTGAAACGGGAACAATAGTTCCTTGGCTACCAGATAAAACAGCGGCTGTGCTGTACTTGACAGGTTGTCCCTTTAGGATAGCTGTTGCGTATCCTGATGCAATTCCACCAGCAAGAGCCTGTGCACGATCCAAACCAGAAGGGTGGAACGCAGGTCTCAAGCCAAATGGAGCACTAGTTGCTGACATAGTAATCTCCTTGTTAAATAAACCTTACCCGTGAAATACAGGATCAGGAACATTCTTTCGACTTAATTGCCTTAAACCATCACCTTCAATATCCGTTAGGTTTCTGCCAGAACTGTCTTGTGCACCTTGTAGTTGCTCAACTTGGACTTTGATTTTCTCAGCTTCCTCGTTAGGTAACTCATGATGCATATGCAACATAACGTCTTGATAAACATCCATAGGGATCTTATAAAGAACCATTTCGTTGCACGTTACAAATCCAGTAATTTCAGCACTCTTGACTTTGTGTTGCTCGTAGAACGTAGGTACCTCATCTCGTGGAACAGGTACATAGCCTAAGCGCATACGCTTATCAATTGTGTCGTAACTATTGGTTGTTGACAGCCAACAGAGATGCCACCCGGGTATCTCAGGCACTTTGGGTAAAGCACTCTGTGTCCACTCCTCGCTCCACATCTTCCTAGTGGGACGTTCCTGCGAATTCATGAACTTCTCCTCAGGAGGTTGTCTAGTGATATCTTGGCTAGCACGACTGTCACGACCACCTGCATTCAGAGATTTTTTTAAACGTGATTCCATTTTCTTTGTTCCTTAGTATTGGTTGTTACGGGCATATTGGGCATAAGTCTTAATCATCTTGGCACGCTTTATGGGATCATCCCACATACCTGCATCCTTCATCGCTCTGACCTGTTCTGGCCTTAACGTAAAGGTGCTACGGTTGCTACTGCCATTAACGCTCTCACGCCCTGAGCTTGTTACAACACTCCTTGGTCCTTTAGAAGACGGTCTTACGTCTGTGTGATCATTGTAACTACTATCTATATGCTTTGACAAGCGTCTATCAAGTTCGTCCCAATAATCCCGTTGCTTGGGGTCCCAACCCTCTGTAACCAGCTCTTCATCGATTGCTTTTGCAATGCGACTTTCTGTGTTTGAAAGCTTGGGATCGTACCAATCGTTTCTAGCCATCCAGTCGTTGGCGTGCTTCTGTAGCCTAGGATCTGGAGGTGGTGGTGCTACCTGTGGAGGTGCACTTGAGGCTTGGTAGGTGCCTTTGATTTGCTCGACCTTTTCTTTTGAGGCGTGCCACAAAGCTTGAGCCTTCTTGAAAGTCTCGCCATCCCCTGCAGAGATAGCTTCCTCCATTTTGGTCTCATAGTAGTTAAGGCGAACGGTTTCGTCCTCAAAAGCCTTTTCCAGTCGAGCAATCTCGTTATTCTGTGCTTTTCTTTCAAGAGTAGCCAAGCGTTCAGCTAACAATTCGTTTTCACGCTTGATCATTTCATATTTCAGCTCTTTTTCAGCAGAAACAGCTTTGGCTAAGTCACGCTTTTGTTTGCGTCTGTTCTTTTGTGACCTTGTGTCAGTTGAGTCATCAGGATGAAAGTCATCTTCTGAGCCAACTTTAACTTCAGGTTCACGATTGTCACCCTCAGGTACTAAATCTTCAGGTAGGTCTACTGTTGCAGATCCATCCAGTTCCTCATTGACGTTGATGTCAATCGGTTCTTCGACTTTTTTATCCGTTGTCATATGTAAGCTTTCATTGTTAAGGGATCTCCAGTTACCGTAGCGATAACTTCGTGATCGTTAAGAATCATGAAAAGAGCTTGCTCTTCGTTAGGGTCTTCATTTGGCACAGGTACTTCCCACCTATCGCCACCCCATTTGGGAACTCGCACATAGTCCCCAACTTGACACCAAGAACCTTCAGGCCACGGTTGCATAGTGTCTCTATTCTTGAACGCTAGGGGTCCAATCATGAGAACTTTGGCTACCATGTTCTGCCATTTCTCTGTTTCTTTGGTTTCAGCAACCATAAAAATACCACTCGCTGTTGTCTTCTTTGTGCGTTTCAATTGCACTAGAATCCTTGCGCCAAGTGGTTTGGCTTGTGGATCTACCTCAGGGAATGCCCAAGCTAGATCTGAGCCATTTGTGCTATCTGTCATTGTCTTTTTCCTCTTCGTCTTCTAAAAGTTTGTTAATGATGTCTAAGACCTCTTGATGGCCTGTATAGACACCTACCATGCGTTGATAAGACTCCCAAGTCGATGCATTGCCTGCTCCTAAAGAGTACGCAATGTCTGCCTGTCTTTTCTTAATAACGCTGATAACCTGTGAAATTGAGACCATTTATTTGTTTTTTGCTTGTGCTAACGCTCCTTGGGGTTTAGATGGGGTTTGTGATCCACCTTTGGGTTGATAAGATGTACCGTCAAGTTTTTCTCCTTGGGCAATACGCTTGTGCTGTGGTACTTCCACAGACTTTTGCTCGTTATCACTGGACATTTGGTCCTCCTTAGTAGGTTTGTGGTTTAAACGCTAGGTCTAATGCAGTTTTTGCCTGCTCGTGTTGCAAAACAGCCTTATCGTGGGCTATTTTTGCAGATTCAATTGTCTGTTTAGTCTGGTTGTCAGTCCTATTAAGCAAAATGTCCATCTGGTTCTTGCTCTGATCTTCCTGTTGCTTCTGTGCAAGCTTGGCAGATTCGAGCTGTTGATCCATTTGGAGGCGTTGTTGTGCGATGGCAGTGTCTGCCTTGTCACGGGCGGCCCGTCGTTGGGTCTCAGCCATCGATGTTTGCAACAAAATCTGTGCATCAGGGTCTTGAGGCTGTGCTTGCTGTTTCAATTGATCCAACTGCTGTTGCATTTGTGCAATCAAAGGCATAACTTTGGCAAAAATCTGCTGTGACTCCAAGAAAACCTGCTGAGAAGCCATGGCATAAGCCTGATCTACCTTCTTTGTGTTCTTAGGATCGTCATAATCCATGTCACTGTAGCTAACACTCTGGTCCACAATGTCATCCATGCTTTCCTCGTACCACATTCCAACGTGCTGTTGGAGGTGATCAATCATTGGTCCCAACACTTTTGGCATAAACAAAGGGTTAGAGCCCAACATTGGGTTGCGATAGAAGTCTAAATGGCTCTGGATGTGTGCCAAATGGTCCTGCTCTTCATATGCTTTGGCTGGCTGGCCCTTCAACATATTGAAATTCTCTTTTGCAGAGCCAATCATGTCATCGTCAGGCTCTTGAACCAACAACTCGTTGATCTGAGGAACCTTCATCTGCTTCAAGAAACGCTCAATGACAGCCTTTCTGTCAAACAAATCAGGGTTGTTACCCATAATTGCCATCACAGCTTGGGTCTGAGCCATCCTTTGGGTCTCAGAGAAAATGTGTGGGTCAGAAACAGGGATCACATCTGTATTGCGCTTGAAGTCATCTTGGTGGACATCAAGGTCAGCAACCAACTCACCCTTGCGTTGTTCATCCAAGTACCAACGATTGAGCCTGCCAAGGACCTTTAGAACCCTTGCTTGGCTGTCGTGAAGCCTTGCGTGGATGGCTGAGAAGACAACAGCACCTTGCTCGATTAGAGCTTGTGTGGTGCCAACTGGCATATTGGCGTTAACGTCAGCGATTTTCTCCTCAGAGGTGGTAATGACCCCTTTGGCGGCATCCGTGAGCCAGCCCAACAACTCCATCAGCACAGCAGAAGGTGGATTAAATGGCATGGGCATGGCGATCTTGCGAACATCATCCACACCGGGTGCCCCCTCAATCTCAGCAATCTGCGTCACCTCCACCTGCTGTGTCTGCCCAGACATCCTCGCACCCTTTAGCTTCAGCATCGTGGAGGCGTTGTTGATGTGGGCTGAGTCTAGTAGCGCACGAAGCGAGCCTGTGAGTGCGGCACTAAGTCCACCAATGAGATGAGGGAGACCAATCGCATACGCTCCCCTCCAAGGTATGAACTTAAACTCAATGAGCCAATCCAACTTCGTAAGCGTTTCATCACCTTCCTCCCAGTTTCTATAGAGACCAACCACCTTTTGGTCCAGCTCATCCACCATCAGGATGTAAGGTGCTGACTCTCCCTTGGTACGCTTGTCTTCCTCAAGCTCAAGCCAAGTGTAGATGTGATAGACGTTTCTCACTCCATCATCGTTGTCCTCGTAACGCTTACCCTCAATCTTTGCATTTGCCTTCTCAGCGAAGCTCTGTTCTGGTTCAGCAGAGGCTCTGATCAGGTTGATATCCCTGTATAAACCAGATCTAACCCTGTTTTGAAACTCCCATGAGCTGATGGTATTGACCTCAGTCACACGCTGTGCTGTGTAGAAGTTTCCAGCCTCAAAGGGCAAGTAGATCTTGTCAATAGGCACAAACTCAGTGCAGGGACGCTTCTTGTGATCGTCATACCACATTTTGAGGTACTGGGAACCACCCAAGGGCAACTGAGTCAACAACTGCTCTTGCTCGTCCCTGAACTCTTCGATTTGCTCAGTCAACTGCCAGTTCATGTAGTCACGCTTGCGTTCAGCAATGGCTACCTTGTCTTTGGTGACATCACCGAGAATCTTGGTACGGGTTGGGCCATCAGGTGGGAACATCTCTTTGATGGCTCTTGAGGCAAAGTCTACGCAGGCTTCTGCCATGACAGGGTGGACAACTTTGCTGGCACCCATGAAGTTTGCACCCCCGGGGGCATCATTCCCCAGCCCAGTCCTCTTCAGCCCCTCTTCATACTTCTTGTCTCTCTCTTCCCTGCTCGTCTTATCATTCTTGATCAAGTCCAAGTAACGCATCGCCACAGCATTCAAGTCATATGGGTCAAACTCCTCAGCCAAGTTCTGGTAGAAGTCTGCATCCTCCATAGGACCTTCAAAGTCATTCATCACCACAATGGCTGAACCATCTGGCTGTTCAATCACATCTGAATCGTCATCAGGCAAATCAACCTCGATGTTGCCATCCTCATCAGGCTCTGACATTCCATCGATATAACGGTTGTAGTCTTGCTCAATAGGCATTTGTGTTGCCATGATTATTTCCTTTTAAACTCTAGTTCAGCCCATTGCGTATCAGGGTTATCACTAATATAGACTTTGCCACCCTTTTTGAATGGGAGCGTGTAATTGACATTGACTTGGTTTTGTTTGTTCTGCAAATTTCTGTTTACATTTGCATTCAGCCTACCTCTGCCTACTGGCATATTGTAGTTAAGGTTAGCATTGGAAAGCTCGTTCATGTAGGGTGTCTTAGTGTTCATAACGCCCAAGCCTAACTGTCCAGAACCAACAGGCACGTTAGCCATCAGATTTGTATTGGTCACGTTGGGAGCTGGTTCCATCATTCTGCCTGACAGTCTAACGCCACCAACGTTAGTTCCTGCTTGGAGATATGGTGTGTGGTATTGGCTGACGTTACCAGATTGGATGTTCTGCGATGGAGGAGCCATGGAGCTTATGCCTGCACCAAGGTCAACATCACGCATAGGCACATTCAAAGACATATCTGCCATAGAGTTATCACCCATCTTTTGGACAAACATTCTAGGATCAATTCTTAGATCTGTGTCTGGTAGCTCGTTGTAGCCACCCTCATTAAACTTAACCTTCCCACCTTTTTTGTACATGGGGAAGCCTTCAGTTTGTACCTGCTGTTTCATTTCAGGTGTTATGTCAAAAGTATGAAGATTTGCAGTTTCTGGCTGACCAGAACTAATCATCCCCAACCCTGCATTGTCAGGTACCATAACTTGTTTTCCTGTTTCAACAGGCATGGCATTCATTTCGGTCTGTGCACCAAACGGTTTGCCAAGCTTATTGAGAATGTTAGGGATGCGCTGGTCATAAGCGGCTTTCATGCCTTCACCACCAGTTTGCAAATCGAGGCCAGATAGCTTGTGTCTGCCTTGGTTTAATTCTGTTTGCAAAAGATTATTTGCAACTTCTTTTCCAACATAATCGGACAATTCGTTTGGCTCTACTATTTTATTTATTGCCTCGCCATTTTTACCTTGGGCAGTTAAATGTTTAATTTTTGGATCATATTGAACATCATTGATATATTTTGCTAGGCTAAAGCGGTCAGCTTGTACAGCGCCGGGCGTTACAGCAATCTTGTCATACCCATTTTCCACTGCATGGTTCACAAGGTGCTTCAGTGCAAGCTCCTCCCAGTTCTTTTTAAATGGGGCGTCAGGTAC